TCGAGAAGGTGATGTCCTCGCCGTCGTCCAGGATCTGGAGTTGCCCGGGTTCGAGCGGCAGCAGCGGCTCGCCCCGGTCATCGGTCTCGCCACCGTTGTCGAAGTCGCGCTCGGGCCGGCGCACAAAGCCGACGAACATCGCCGCGACCTTCTTTCGGTCGAGTTCGGCATCGTCGTACTGGTCGAGCAAAAAGAGTTTCACCAGCGCTGGCGAGAAGCGTGAGACGCCTCGGAGTTGTCCAGCGTCCACCGGATCGACGATGTGCAGCACCGATTCGGCCGGCACCCGTACCGTCTCCCCGGCCAGCCCCGGATCGGTGATGTCGCCCGGGTGGCGGCGCAGGAAGTGGTAGGCCACGCGCCGACCGATCCGGTCGAACTCAATGCCCTGACGGATGCGATGACCGTTCTCCAGCAACTGGTTGTGGTTCAAGGGCAGCATCTCGGCCGGGAGCATCTGCAACTGCAGCGGCACGGACAGCCCATCTTCGGGCCGACGCGGTCGAATCCGAAAAAACACCTCCCCGGCGATGAACAGCTCCCGGGCGGCCCGACGCTGCTGGCCGTAGAAATCCGTCAGCCCCTCGGCATCGGATTCATCGGTCCAGCGCAGCCACAGCCGTTGCACCCGGTCCTTGAGCACTGCATCGACAATGCCCGAGGAGGGCTTGATGCCGGTGCCCACTGCATTGCCCGCCCAAGACTCGACCGCGTTGGCGGCGTAGCCGTTGTTGCGGATCAGGTAGCGGGCACGCGCGGTCATGTCGGCGCCAGCCGCCTGGATCAGCGTGTTGACGTGGGCACGGCTGGGTTGAAAAGCCTTAAGGCGGCGGGCGGACAATCCGCCCTCAAAGCCACCGATCATGGCGCCGACCCTTCTGCCAAGTTTCTGGCGCAGGTTCTTGAGCATCCCCATCACAGCCCCTTTCCTGCATAGGTGCGGATGCGCCTGGCGCGCGGGCGGCCTTCTGCCTTGGCGATCTCACGATCCAGGTCTCCCAGGGCCGACTGCAGTTCGGCGTCCGACTTGTAGGTCACCCACTTGTCGCCGGCCTTCACGGTGAGCACGCCATTGAAGCGCGCGGCCTGCAGGGCTTCCCGCTGGGCCTTGAGTTGTTCGAGGGTCATGGACAGCACTCCCGGCCAGCGGGAGGCTGGCGGTATCAGAGGTAGTTGGAAGAAATGGCCATGCGCCGACGGCGCGGGCTGGCGGTCATTGGCACAGTCACGGGCGTGGCGTTGCTGGCAGACTTGCGATTGACGGGCACCGGCGGCAGCGCCTCGACCCGCTTGTTCAGGTTCAGCCCCATCGACAGCAGGCCGTGCAATGCCGAATAGGCGTACACCCGACAATCGAGCGCTTCGTTGCGCCGGCCATCCGGTTTCCACCAGAAGCGCTGCGGGAAGCCCTTCACGTAACGGGTGCGAATGCGCTCAGCGGTCAGCTGCTCGAAATACTGCGCATCCCGATCCAGCGGGAAATGCATCGCACCAGCCCCGGCGTCTGACTTCTTCAGCCGGGCGTAGATGGCTTCCTTGGCGGCATCCACGCCCACCGTGAACAGATTGACCTTGCCCTTGTTGGCCTTGCTCGGACGCTTGGGCCAGATCGGCCGTTTGCCCGAGCCGCCCTTGATCGCCCAGATGCGTTTGCGCTCCCGGCCCTTGCAGAAGGCATAGGCCGCCAGGGTGTGGTGACCGCCGGTGTCGAGGCAAGCAGCTTCGATGGTCAGACCGTTGGCCAGGGTCTCGTGCTCGAAACGGTTACCGAGGTAGGCATCCAGTTGCGACCAGGTGTCCGGCGCGGACGGGTCACCCCAGAGCACCTTGTAGTCCACCGACCAGGACTCTTCGTCCCGGCCCCAGCCCACCACTTCCAACTCCAGCCGGTCGTCCTGCACATCGATACCGCAGGTCAGCAGTGCCACCTCGGCCGGAATCGCAGGCCCGTAGGCTTCACGACGTTCCATCAGGCCTTCAGCGTCCAAGGTCTCCCCCTCCCGGTCTTCCCAGGTCTCGGCCAATTTGGTGTTGACCCAGACCTTGAGCCGCACCGGGTCGTCCTTGGCGGCGTGATGCTCTTGGGCGATCTCGCCCCAGGTCAGCCACGGGCTGTACAGGCTGGAGAGGTGGAAGCCCACTGTCTTGCCATCACCCTCAGCTCGTGACGTCCAGCGACCGTTGGCCAGCAGTGCCGGCTTGCGGTACTCGGGATGGATGCCGTCGCAGGCCGGGCAGTGCCAGGCGGCGTCCGCCATCTTGCCGGTCGGCCACTTGATGTCGCGCCACTGGATCTGGCTGCGAACACCACAGTGATCGCAGGGCACCTCGAACACCCGCTGATCCGATTCCAGGTAGGCCGCCTCGATGCGCGAGAAACCTTTCAGCGTCGGGGTCGAGCACAGATACACCTTGCGATTGACGAAGGTCGCCGCCCGTTGCACGGCAAGCGCCACCGGATCGCCCTCGCCATCGGCATCCCCTGGATAGCCGTCGACCTCATCCAGAAACAGGTAGCGCACCGGCATCGAGCGCAAGCCCACCGCCGAGTTGGCGCCGGTCATGATCAGCACGCCACCCGGAAACTCTTTCATCAGCTGGGTGTTGCCCGAATCCCGGCTTCGTGGGTCTTTGACGCGGCTGGCGAGTTCAGGGCTGGCTTCGATCAGCGCATCGACCCGTTGCTTGGAGACGCGCTTGGCGCCTTCCACCGTGGGTTGCACCAGCAGCATTGGCCCCGGCGCGTGGTGGATGACGTAGCCCAGCCAGTTCAGTCCCGCTTCTGTGCCCCCTAACTGAGCCCCTTTCATCAGCACCACCCGCTCGGCGCGCGAGGTCACCGACAAGGCCGCCATGATCTCGGCCAGGTACGGCGTGCGGGTGGATGACCAGCGTCCTGGCTCGGCGGAAGCCACCGACGAGAGCATCCGGTGGCGGTTGGCCCAGTCATCGACGGTGAGGACGGGGTCCGGCGCGAGCCCTCGTTTCCAGGCGGACTGCACGACCCACGCCGCCGCCGATTCAGCAGTGTCGAACACGGGTCACTCCGATTCAAAAATGATGGTGAAGACGCTTGGCTGGTGGCGGCAACAGCGCGTTCATACAGACGTCATCCATCACCGCCAGGAACGAACGCCATGGAAACCACCCGCATCCCGCTAACCCTCAACCGCGAAGAACGTGAGGTCGAGGCCAGCCTCTTTGTCGGGGCGCAGGACACGTATCTGATCGTCTATGGCATCGCCTTGCGCACCACGCAGGGCCAGAAGACGCACAGCGGTCACCTCTGGCTGAAGGCGCAGGCGCCAGGTCACCGCTACAGCACCCGGGACATCACCGACATCGGCTACTCCGGCATGCGCGGCAACGGTCATGGCACGCGCAGCCAGTTCCGCTACATCGGCTTTTTTCCGGCCGATTGAGGCGAAGGCGCTTGGCTTCAATCGGCAACAGCGCGTTCATACGGACGTCATCAACGCCCACGGAGCACACCATGAACACCGCCCACACCGCCCGCCTGAACTGGATCTAGCAGCTGCCCGAAGTGGGCACGCCCATCCTGCGCCAGCGCGACGACCTCCTCGCCTTGCTCGCCCAGATCGACGCCCTGCAGCAGATCGCCGAGCGTCGGCGCCAAGCCCTGGAGGAAGAAATCGCCACGCTGTGGCTGCCTGCCGAGATCGACCTGGCCAAGCGCCACATCGCCGCCTGACCACCCCCTGGAGACCATCGTGAACACCCACGCCACCCAATCCCTCGACACCCTCGGCCACAAACTCGGTGAAGCCGCCCTGACCTTGCTGGTGCGCCTCTACCCGGAAGTGCGCCAGGCCACGACCGCGCAGATGGATGCCGCCTGCGCCGCGATGCGCGCCCAGGTCGGACCAGTGCTGGATGAACTGCTCACCGATGCGCGCGAGGCGCCGACGGTGGCGCATGTGGCCTTCCAGAGCGCGGCCCTGAGCCTGGCGCACGCCGGCATTCAGGTGCTCAAGGCCAGCCGAACTTGACGGGCCAGCCAGGCGCAGAAAGATCGAACCGGCGCTTGGCTTCTCTGACGACAAGCGCGTTCATACAGACATCGAAACAACCCACACCAAGGAGAACCGCCATGCGCAAAACCGCCAGCAAGACCGCCACCAAAGCCGCCCAGCAACGGGACCAGCTGCTCGCCCAGATCGCCCTGGACCATCTCTTCATCGAGACCCTGCAAACCCGCAACAGCGACCGCCTGGACTTCCACGACGTCAGCGTCTGGGCCGTCCAAAGCGCCCTGATGGCGGCCTACCAAGCAGGCCTGGCCGCTGGCCAAAGCACCGCCGCAAAAGCCGCTGATCAAGTAACCCAGCAGCAAGCCGCCTGACCCTCACATCACTCACAAGGAGCAAGACCATGTCCGCACAAACCACCCCGATCACCGAACGCCAACTGGACCTCATCACCCGTGCACATTGCGACGCCGGCGGATTGATCGAACCGCTGCTCACCCTGAAGGGCGGCGCGAAGCTGAAGATGATCGCCAGCCTCGCCCAGCGCGGGTTGATCGAGCAGCAAGGCGGTCAGTGGCGCATCACGCCGGCAGCCATCGCCATCATCAAGGGCGAGGCGCAGCCGGAAGATGTCCTGCCGCCGACGGTGGCCACCCGCGTTGCCACGCCGCCCCTGGCCGTCGACCCGGAACTGGAGGCCGCAGTCACCGCCGCCGAGGCCAGCTGGCAACAGGATCAGCCCAATCCCGCCCCGAAGCGTGGCCCGGGCAACAGCAAGCAGGCGCTGGTGATCGAGATGCTCAAACGCCCCGAGGGCGCCACCATTGCGCAGATCTGCGAGGCCACATCGTGGCAAGCCCACACAGTGCGCGGGACCTTTGCCGGCGCACTCAAGAAGAAACTGGGCCTGACCATCGTCTCCGAAAAGATCGAAGGTCCGGCCGGCACGCCGGGCGCAGGACAGCGCCTCTACCGCATTGCCGAGGAAGCTGTGGCGTGATCAACCCCGATGCGACGGCCAAGCGCAGAAAGATGGAGATGGCGCTTGGCTTCCATCGGGGACAGCGCGAATCTACGGGTGTCGAAACAATCAACACCAGGAGACCACCATGAAATCCCAGGCCCACAAAAAAGCGCTGCAGATGGCCGATACGATCAACCATCTGACCGGCATGATTGACGATTGCGTCAGCCAGCTTGCCGCTGCCGAGTGTGATGCGGAGGCGGAAGAAATCCTGCTCAACGCCGTCGGCACGATGGATGACCGGATCTGCAAGCTCAGGCAGCAACTCAAGGCCGCCTTGGCGCTGATCCAGCC